ATGGGTTTTACCTCGCTCGGTCTGTCTGCGCCAATCCTTAAAGCTATTGAAGAGAAAGGATACAACACGCCTTCACCGATTCAGTTACAGGCTATTCCTGCGGTTTTAGCAGGCAAAGACGTGATGGCCGCAGCTCAAACTGGCACAGGAAAAACGGCTGGCTTTACGCTACCTATTTTAGAATTGCTGGCAAAAGGGCCAAAAGTTCGCGCCAATCAAGTTCGTGCTTTAATCCTTACCCCAACGCGTGAACTGGCCGCACAAATCCAAGACAATGTCATGCTCTATGGCCGCCATCTACCGCTCAAGAGCGCGGTTGTGTTTGGTGGTGTGAAAATTAACCCACAAATGCAGCGAATGTGTAAAGGTGCGGACATCTTAGTGGCAACCCCAGGCCGATTAATGGATCTGTATAACCAAAATGCGGTCAAATTTGATCAGTTGGAAATTTTGGTACTTGACGAAGCAGATCGCATGCTCGACATGGGCTTTATTCGTGATATTCGTAAGATACTGAAATTATTGCCTGAAAAGCGCCAGAACCTACTGTTTTCAGCCACCTTTTCGACCGAAATCCGTGAGCTTGCCAAAGGCTTGGTGAATAACCCCGTCGAAATTTCAGTCAGCCCAGCCAACTCAACGGCAAGAACCGTTGAGCAGTGCATTTATCCTGCTGATGTGAAAAAGAAACAGGCCATGCTGGTGAAATTGGTCAAAGAAGGGAATTGGCAACAAGTGCTGGTCTTTATGCGTACCAAGCATGGTGCCAACCGCTTAGCGACCTATCTCAACGAGCAAGGTTTAACCGCGGCTGCGATTCACGGCAATAAGAGCCAAGGCGCACGCACCCGAGCACTGGCGGATTTTAAAGCGGGAGAGGTGCGTATTCTGGTCGCAACAGATATTGCGGCGCGTGGCATTGATATCCCGCAACTGCCTCAAGTGGTGAATTTTGAATTGCCGAAAATTGCTGAAGATTACGTGCACCGAATTGGCCGTACAGGCCGAGCAGGTGAAGTCGGTAAAGCGATATCCTTGGTAAGTGCCATTGAAGCGCCGGAATTATTTGCCATTGAGCGTTTAACGCAAGCCTTACTGCCCCGTGTAAATTTAGCGGGATTTGAGCCGACCAACCAACTCCCTGAGTCAAAGTTAGACACTCGACCTTTGAAACCGAAAAAGCCCAAAAAGCCTAAAAAGGTAGAGGGAGCCGGAGAAAACAAAGGCAGCGCAGCTGAAAACAAACCTAAAGCTGGCCACCGAGGTCAACCTACAGGGCAAGCTCGCACAGCGAAAAAAGGCGGCACTCATTCAGCGCCGAAAAAACCAGCAAACCGCCCTCGTCGCAGTTCTTCAAAGCCAGTGACAAAATCATCATCGGCTAAAACGATTTAGGTGTTAAACCAATAGCAAAAGAGCCACATCATGTGGCTCTTTTTGTTTACTTGCCTCAATTGTGCATCTAGCGGTCATTAATACAAACAAAGGTATTGGTCATAAAAGCAAATATTAGAACTATTTAATACACGCCTACAGTGATAGATTGGCAACTTGTTGAATACTTACTGATGTATTGATTTATTCAGTTGGCTAAGGAATGGAAAATGACAAATAACGCTGTCGCTCTTAATGAACATGGTCAGCCTTCATCATGGGGCATTAACTATAAACGGAATAAGGAAAAGGCTCTAAAAGCCTTACAGGGCATTCTGTCAGGTATTCAAGCAGATAAACGACTTAATCCAACTGAAGTTCTTTTTCTAGATACTTGGTTAAAAACAGACTCCGCATTTAAAAAGGATGGCGACTTTCTCGATTTGAGAGATCTCATCGAGGATGTGCTCGAAGACGGTGTAATTGAAGAGCATGAGTTAACTGAAATTAATAGCCTCATCAAAGATGTTTTACATTACGGCTTTATGGATGATTGGGAAACCGATGGATTGATTAACCAGTTACTTGGTTTTCTTCAAGGAATCACAGCCGATGATTCAATTAACGATAAAGAAATTAACGCTTTGCATAAGATGCTGAAATCTCATAATGAAGTGCTCACTACTTGGCCCGGTGATGTAATTCATAAACGCCTAAATAAGATTTTAGCTGATGGCATTGTTGATGATGTTGAACGCCAAGAATTACTTTCAATGCTGAAATCTATCTGCGGCCAACACTTCACAGATACAGGATGTGCTGAGTGCTTCGCTACTGACTACTTTTCTGATGACCTTACCCTAGATTCAATTTCAGGTTTACAGATTTGTTTCACTGGTAAGTTCTTTGCTGGAAACAGAAAATCTGTTGAATCTCTGGCTAAAGAATATGGCGCAAACGTATGCTCCAGTATAAATAAGCAGTTGGACTTGCTAGTAATCGGATCTATGGCCAGCCGTGATTGGATTTACACAAACCACGGTCGTAAGATCGAAGCAGTTATCAATAACCGTCAATCTGGTTCATTAACAAAAATTATTACCGAGCAAGTGTGGTTTGAGTTGATTGATAAACAGTAATTCAATTTTTGCTGTATTAATCAAAAAGAGCCGCTCACAGCGGCTCTTTTTATTAATGTCAGAGAATCTATGCTCTTACTCACGCCCGTAGACGTTGTTCTCTTGCTCTTGAACTCGGATAAACGTTGTACGCTTCGTTAGCTCACGAAGCTCCGCCGCGCCTACATAGGTACAGGTTGAGCGCACACCGCCGAGGATGTCTTGAATGGTGCCGTGAACGCTGCCACGGTATGGCAATAGTACGGTTTTTCCTTCGGCTGCACGGTAGCCTGCAACACCGCCAGAATGCTTGTCCATCGCGCTCTTCGATGACATGCCGTAGAACTTAAATCAAAAATAAAACACCACATAAAAATCAACAAGTTAAATAAACATTCCTGTTTATAAAAACAGGTGAAATAGTCGATTTAGGACTATAAAATCTGACTAAAACCGACCAATGCCGCCATTTTTGCCGCCACTTTATGACGGAGAAAATTCCATACCTATCTGAAAAAATCCCGCTTTTCTTCACCTCTTCGTAACCACTTTTTTCTTTATCACTACCCTATTCAACCCATGTAAAAAATTGAAAAACTGTTTTTGCTGTCAAATACTCTCTATCCCTTGCTGTGCTTGGCTTTGCCAGCCTACCAACTGATCGTCATTTTCTGGCGCATGATCATTAAAATCGTGACGAAATCCGTCAACGCTTCATATATTTCAATCACTTAATAAAAATCTCATGATCATTTCTGATCGTCATTTTTGCAATTAACTGAAAAAAATTTCAATTTTCGAAATTTTAAAAAGGCGGTTTTGAGGCACTTTCGACGGCTTGCGGCATCGTCCAGCCCCCTTGCTGCATAAGGTTTTGCGGTTTATTGCCGTTTCGATGGTGTGTGGCGTTTTTCGCTAAACCAAAATTTCGAAAAAAGTGATCCAAAAACCGCGCGGGCGGGTGTAGAGGAGCGCGGATTCCGTGGGTCAAAGGGTCGATTACGTGGCTGTATGCGCTTGGGTGTGGCTTGGGTGGAGTGTTGTGCTGTGAAGTGATGAGTTGCAGGCAAAAAGAAACGCAGCGTTTAGGCTGCGTTGTGGTGCGTTTGGTTGGCTACTGCTTTGTTATCGGGTCTAGCCTTGCTTTGAGCTGGGCACTGTCTGAGCCGTGATCGCTTATGTCACTCGCTTGGTTTGGTGCTGCGGTGGCTGCAGGTCCAGCCATCACGCCGCCGTGGGTGTGAGTTGCGAGTGTATCGGCTAATTCTTTTACCACTTGCATCAGTTCTGACACCAGAACGAGTACGTTCACCTGCTTCGAACCAAGCCATGTTTTTGGTGATTGCAACCACTGATGTTCAGCAGCGATACTGCGGCGCACTTTACCGATCACCTCAATCAGTTCTCCTGCTGTGGCTACGTGCATATTGCCTAAACTGCCCAGCTCTATGTTGTCACCTGCCAGTAGTTCGATTGCGCCCAAAGCCTCGATGAGCTTTTTGCCTATGATGTTCTCTAAGCTATGTTCATCGATCAGTAACTGGTGTTGCCCAAACTCACCTGTGTATTGGTGTGCCTGCTCTACTTGCTTGAATGCTTTGCTGGTAAAAGTCTGATCGGTTTGGTCTGTAATGTTACCAGCGGCATCAATGCGGCGGCTTACTTCTTCGCGTTGCTGCTGCAGTTGCTCACCGGGCGCGATGGTGGGTAGCGCATAATCTCGGCCATAAATGCCACGGATAAGCGGCAGATCACTGCGACCGTAGGCGAAAGCGATTTCTACGATTGTTCCTTCGAGCGGATAAGCCAGCAATCCCGATTCATGGCCGCTCATGTGAACCGGCAGTGGTATCGATCGGTAAACTGGGATGTTTTCATCTGGCTGCATGTCTTCATTGAGTACCTGCACATCAATGGCGAAGCGTGGGCGGAATGGATCAGCGACTTGGCCTGCGGTCGCACTATCGCGCACAGCCTCTACTCTGCCGAAAATGGGCAAGTGATAACCTGCGGCGACTTCGGGCAGCATGTCATCCAGTTCACGTTTCTTGGCTGGCTTCGCGTCATCCGTCCAGAAGGCTGTCATTTCATCGCCGAACAGCTCAAGTTTAGTAATGCGTTTATCAAAGGCTACTCGCCCCGGTCTGAGCATTGGGAATGGGGCGAACGTTACGCTGCTACTGCTTTGCTTTGAGGTAAACTCGTGCGGAATGCTCATCGGCTTGTTGTAAAAATGGCTATGCTCGTATGCGCCAAAGTAAATCACTTGATCGGTATCTTGGTACCAGACGAAATCAGGCACTTGAAAGGCTTTACCGATTTTATCCAAGCACTGATAACCATCCCCCTGATTAACAAAGTTTGGGATCACCTTCTTGGTGTAATCCGCCTCCGGCAAGCGAAATTCCAGCCCTGTTTTTTTGGTGATGATGGCGAAAATATCCGCCATTGTTGGGTGCTCGATACTGATCGGCAATGGGTTGGAAAGTATCCCCGATAGCTCTTTCACAATAAGCCGAAAGGTACCATTACTGGCTGGCTCAACTCTATCAATGAATCCCTCAAAAAATGGGGAGCTTTGCTGTTCATAGCCAATATCAAAGCGCACTAAAGCGAACCGCTCCGGCGGTGTTCTCGTTGTCACAATGAAAATGGCTTTGCCGCCCAGCGATAGTTTTAAGCTGACTTTGTTATCCGCCAGCTCATATTCTTCGTTGCTGATGAAAAGGCGCTTGGTCAGTTTCACTTGGTCGCCTCCGCATTTTGCTGCAGTGCTTGTTGCAGTGCCGTGTTTTCTCTTTGTTGCGGCTTGTTCTTAGCTCGCCCGCGCTGCTCTTTCTGCTCGGCTACGCTGTTGTGCTCTTTGAGCTTAAATGACACCTGCCACGCCATTTTGTTTTCTTGCTGTACGGCGGAAAAGTGGCCTGTGAATTTGGCATTTTTAATTTTTAAGGCGTTGGCCACATCGTTAGCAACCCGATAAACCTTGCGATCACCGCTTTCATCTTTAGCGCTGCTCATGCTTTCCAATAGTACCAATTGAGCAAGGTCTTTAAATGCGATGAGGCCGGAGATTTCTAGCTCTGCGGCTTTGTCGCCCTGTTCGGATGTGGCGGTTAATGATGCCATGCCGCTCATGTCCTGATCTTTAAACTCACGCGAGAAGTTCACCAATAGGTTTTTGATGTTAAACGTCTGTCCATCTAGTGCGAACATAATAACTCCTCAAAAAATTTCGGCGGTTGGCCGCTGATTAACACACTGGCTATGGTGTGCGGGCAGGTGCTTGGTGCGGCGGCTTGTTCCAATTGGGTGGCGATGCTCTCCGGCGTTCCGCTGAGTTTTATGCTGTACACGCTGCCGCTCAGTGATTTAAGCGCGTTGATGGTTGCGGTGATTTCACTCAACTGATTAGCGCGCTTTTGTGCCAACGCTGACAACTTGCCGATCACATGACTTGCATCGCTGGCCAGTGATTCAAGCGTGGCGATTTGCGCCCCTTGTGCGGCGAAGTAGTCATTTAACGGGTTGGCATTTAAATGCGCATAAGGTTTAAAGCGTGGCTGAATGATACCCGCATGCTGGTGCAGCTTTTCAGCTTCTTGTTTGCTCATGGCTTCGGCTTGGCGGTAACACTGGCACCAATCCGGCAGCGGAAATACGCGAGTGACTGCCGACAAGGTACTGACAAACTCGCCAAGGCTTTGTGTGCTGACCATGATTGCCACGGCATACAACTGACCTTTTGGCCTATGGGTATCCGAAAGGTCACGCAGTTTAGCAGCGAGTGTTTTGGTGGCGTTGGCTGGGCTTAGGTAGCAGCCTGACTCTAACCTCTCCCCGACTTGGAACTGATATGGTGTGGCACTGAGCACAGTGCTTTGATTGAGTAATGTGTTTAACTCACCGCGCAGGTTGAGTAACGCTTCTGCTTCTGTGCTTAAAGGGTGACGCCCTAAATTGGCGTCACTCTGCAGGTTGGTTAATCGGCCAGTGGCAGCACTCATGGTGCTGCCGACTTGTTGTGTTAGTGATTCCGCCGTGGTCTGGATTGAGCCTGCAGATGCTGGCCATGTGAGTGCGTTGTTTTGCCACATGGTTACGCCTCTGGGTTAACAGGCCAAGGGTTATCAAGCTGGATTTTCTCGCGGGCTGCAATGGCTTGGCGTTCCAGTTCGATGGCTTCCGCTTCTTTTCCCTGCAGGCGTTTAATGTTGGCCTCTGATACTAATGGGTCAACCATGGTGAAATACAGGTGACGGCGCAGGTTATCAACTTGGTCGAATTCGGCGATGTATTGGGCGCTGATGTCCGTTACCCATTCGCCGTCAATCCAGCGATCAAAAGCGGTTTTTCGCTCTTTGTCGGTCCAACCCTCTGGAATTAACTCTTGCTCGTCGATTTCTTTTCTCGAATAGTCTTCGTAGTTCCAGATTGTGCGCATAACGCCGGTGAAAATGATTAACTCACCATCACGCACAAAAGCTTTTCGGCCTGCAATCTTGGCGGCTAAAGCAGCGTTGTATTGCTGCTCGGTGATCTCAATGGCGCCATCTTCGAAAGCGCTAAGCAAAGCGTCACCCAATGCATAAAATTTTTTCATTATCTAATCCTCATGTAAAAAGGTTTAGAAAGACTGTACGGCCTTCCTTCATCACCTCCTTCTAGTGTTGTTATAAGTCCAGAGGCGGCACCATTCCATGACCCTTCATTTCGGTACAAATTACTTCCGGCAGGGAAGTACGATTTAGCAAAAGCAGTACCACCATCCGGCACGCCTCCTGGACTGCCTCCCAAAGCATGTGTATCTTGGTGTGAGTGCTTTTTGTTACTTGACTTTTCAATAATACCTGATGCGTTGCTCGGCCTGAGAAACGTGCGCATTGTATTGATAAGATGAATCTGCGTCCCATTAATAGGACTTTTAGAATCTGCTATTATTGCAGTTGACACTAACTCAGGCGCAGTGCCTGAAATCGTTTCTGACTGTAATAACCCAGTGTTGTACGCATCATTATATGTAAGTTTAACGTATCTAAACCGAAAATCGTTTTTAGGTGGCGGTGTATCAAACGCCATCGCTACACCAATTGGGATTGATGCATATTGATAATCAGTATCGTAATTCACAGGGGTTAATCCACTTGGAGCCGCATCTAACACATCAAGTATACCTGCCCTTGCAAGATAACCCGTGTATGGAGTCGCTGGCGGAGATTCGTTTATTACTGTTAACGGCCTTGCATAATTCAGATTACTGCATTCTAGCCAGAGCTCAGCTACGCCATTTTCAAGCCTTTTATGCAACTTTGGTGTTTTATTTTCATCGTGCAAAGCCGTGGCGACCACGTTTAATGTTCCAGTCGCGTCATCTTCTGCTCTTGTAACATTAATATCACATGTAAAAACGCCTATGGCACCACTGGCTCTAAAGTCACCGCCAATTATTTTCATAATAAAGCCTTGCCAGTTTGATTGACCTGCTGGGTATGATACTAATTTTACCCATTTACCTGTTGTTTCGTTTAATGTAGAGCTATGAGGCAATACGATGTCCCACTTACCGAAAGTGCCATCATTAGGGTCTGAAGCCCCGTCATTATCCGGTCCTGACGCAGCGCGAGCGATATAGCGCAAGCCACTGCGAACGACTTCGTGGCCGATGCCGTAGTTAATAAATGGCGACCACTCTTGATCGGCGTTGTCTGTTTTTACACGCCAATCTGTGATACTCCCATTCGCATTAATCCCCGCCAGCCTTGCAACGTAGTGTTGCTGCTGGTTTTGGTCAATGTAGTCGGTGAGCTGTGTCTCGGAAGCTCGAATGGTGACGATGTTCTGCCACTTTGATAACACGGTACCCGTGCGAACAACATCAATATATAACCCCGTGGGCTTGGCGCTGATGGTTTGAATGACTTCGTTTTTTAGCTCGGCACGCAAGCCGCCCACGTACACCACACCCGGTGCTACTTTGTATTTGGTTGGGTCTGCTTGCTGGGTGACATCAAAGCCTTGAATGAATGCGGTGTGCCCGTAGTTATCCAAGTTCGCGAGGCGCATATCCTCTTCAATACCTAACAGGCGGGCTTGGTAGTCGATTTGCCACGTTTGCGCATCCACTGTGATGCCTGCAATTTGCGCTGCACCTGTGTATTGCTGCATTAGGCTTTTGGTGCTTGCCATGCCTGCTTCTTTGGTTTCAGTGGCTTTGTGTACCACCATGCCGCAGGAGTTGGGCACGTTTTTATCACGCAGATAGATGGCGTTGAAGGTAAACGCTGCCACTGAACCGGGGATCACAACCGAATAGACCAGCGCGTTGTCGCCGAGCTTTCCGACCTGATCAATATCTTGCTGATGCACCCATGTTGATACGGCTGGTAGCCCTTGATTACGGTCAATCGGCTGGCTTGGGTCAAGGTTTGGGATGTAGGCAAAAATCATCTCGTTCATGTCTGGCGCTTTGCCGACACTGATTTGATTTTGCAGGTACTTTTCAAACTGCAGTGGAATGGCCGTCTGGCTCATGAGTTACCCCCTAAGGTGGCGATAAAGATTTGTTGATGGTGCTCAATCGGCTGAGGCTTGAATTCGATGTGGGTCACTTCTTCCGATTTGGCGTGATAGAGTGCAAAGCTATGGCTGAACTCGCCGTGATAAATGTTCATTTCGCTTGGATAGGTCACTTGAAAGCGATAGCGGCGGCAGGTTCTGCCGTATTGTTCGATCAGCGTTTGTACTAAGCGGCTGTTTTGTGAGAGTGAGCTGTCCGTCAGTTCAATCGTGCAAACATCCCACTCTACGGCGCTTTCGCGTTCTTTGAATGACACAATTGCAATGCCCAAGCGTTCAAAGATGCGCTTAAACCCTGCTACGCTGCCTGCGTCTTTTGCGTTAACGGTGGCAAACTTCACCCGCTTGCGAAACAGCCACAACGGCTCACCGTTGAATTGTTTGATGTCTCTATCCCACGCCATCAAGCGCAGAATTTTTTCACTGCAGGTGAGCGCGTCAAACTGTTGAAGCGGGAACAGCAACCAGCCGCGCACTTTGCGCATGAATGCAAACACACCATTGCTCAGAAAATAGGGCTCTATCTTCTCTTCTGAGGTGGTTTCGCCATCCTGCCACCACGGCGTTGGCGTTTGTTCTAGCTCTGGCGCTTGTTTATCCCATTCGCTCATTGTTCCAGCTCCGTGACGGTGAGGGTTTGTAAGCGTGGTTGAGTGAGCAAGCTGATGATGTCGGTTGGTTCACCGTCTACTTTGATGAGTACGGATTCGACGTTCTCCATCTTGCTGTGAATTTCGTGGGCGAGCTGCGAAATGCTGAATCGGCTTTCTGGTTTCGCTCTGGTCATTTCTGGGTAAGCCGCTGTTTCACGGAATGCGGCACGAATGCGGTTTTCTACTTCCAGCAGTTCATTGATTTTCTGCATCTCATCGAGATTCGCGACAAAGACCACCTGCGCACTGATGCTGTGCTGATTCTCTGGAATGGCTAAACAAGTCAGCACGTCACCGTGGCCGTGGTGGCCGTCTTGCATGATGTGTTTATTGAGCTGGTCAAGCACATGCTGTGGCGTTGCGCCCACTTCCATCAGAATGTAAGCATTCGCGCTACCCGGTGTGATGTGGCCTGTGTTTTCAAAGAAGATGTTGTCACTACGGATCCCCGCCACGCTGGCAATCATGGCGCGGTAAACATCGTCGATGTGCCATTCACCCGCACTGGTAAAGGCGTTTTGTAGGCGTAGGGCTAACTCTTCGTCGCTTTCTTGGTCTGCGCCGAGTTGGGTTATCCAATTCGCTTCATTGGTGACAGAGACAATGCCCGATACGCCCTGCGGCAAAATGCTGAAATAGCCGGCAGGCAGGTTGTAAGCGGCTCCCGCTTCACTGGCTTCACACAAGACTTTGCCGGAGGCTTGCCCCGCTTTGATCACCGAGGTTTTGATTACGGTGAGTTTGTACACCTTTCCTTCAATCTCTGGCGTTTGAATGATGGTTCCTGCTTCGATACTGGTTTCATCTGCGGCGTTGGCTTTGGTGAACGTGATTAAGCCTTGGGTGCTCACTGCGCCTTTGGGCGTGACGTTGTATTCCCATGCTTTTAGCTCTAGCGCCCAACGTTCCGCCGTACCCACAAAGATATTGGGCATGACATGCCCTGCGAGCAGTGTGCGGATCAGCCACACGGCAGGCGTCACAACGGCAGCACGAACCCAACGCCAAAAAGGAGACATTTGCGAATCGTTGGACAAGAGGCTTCCTGACTCGGTTACATCTGCTTTGAGCGCGGCCTCGAAGGCATCCTCAGTAACGGGCACGCCCGATTCTGAGAGTATTTCGACAAAGTCGGCCTGCGGTCTTTTGCTCATGCGATCACCTCGGTGCTGATGGGTTGTTCGTAGTCGTATGCGTTGGCAGTGAGTAGGATGTTTCCTGCTTCGCTTTCGGTGGCTTTCGCCGTGCCGGGGATAATGCGGTTATCCAACTCGGCTTTTTGTTCAATTTGCAGCAGTATGTCTGCACGTAAAATGGGGTTACGTTCTGCCACTAATTTGCGTGCCAGCCCGCTTTCCATGATCGCGTGCTTGATGTCCTGCGCGATGCTGTAAAGGTCGCTGCATTGGGTTGGCTGCGCTCCTGCGTCTATCTTCCAGCCGCCGTCGATTACTTTGATATCGATATAGCGTTTATCCGGCATTGAGTTCGTCCCATTCTGCAAGCTGTTCTGGCGTCATGCCGCCTTGTGGCGTGATGTAAACATCACCGTACTGGCGCACGTTTTGGGTTGTGCGGCTTTCGCTGCTGTTGAGGTTGTTCACCATGTTTTTGGATAGCTGCGGGGTGTTCTCTGGTCGTTTGTAGTCGATGAGTGTGCTATCCATACTTGGGCGCGAGGCTTCAAGCGCCGCGACATCTGGCAGTACAGGAACGGCTTTTGCGATGTCGGGTTGGGTTTCTGGTACTGGCACATCGGGCAGTTCTCCGGCACGCCACTCGATGTTGATGCCGGGGATCATGTTGAGCATTTCAATCACGCCATCTATGGCGGCGGAGATGATTTTGAACCAAGTGGTATCAGCAAAAGAGGCTTTGATTTCGTCCCACCAGTAAATCATTGCGCCGACTGCAGCCACTAAAGCTACGATGCCCGCGATAATCCATGTGATTGGGTTTGCCCACAGCGCGGCGTTGAATAACCATGTGGCGGCGGTCATGGCAATGGTGCTAATGCGCAGCACTTTGAATACTCCGCTCAGTACCGCTGTGGTCACTGCCCAGCCACCTGCCATCATTTTGGCTATTCCCATCACGAGCGAGAGAGAGGCAACCACACCGCCCAGCGATAGCGCACCAATGGCGGCATAACTGAGCACTTCGGTTAGCACGGGATATTCGCTGGTCATGGATGTGAGCCACATGAGGCCATCGGCAATGCTGCCTGTTACGGCATTGAAGGCTGGTAAGAGCGCACTAAATGCTGCTGTTCTAATCGCAAACCATGAAGCTTCTAAGCGTTGGGATTGGTCGGTCATGGCTGCGGCCATTTTCTCTACATTCTCCATCCCTTTTATTGAGTTAATTTCATGCAATCCATTTTTAAAATCGCCCATATTTTCAATTAGATTAATCAGCATTAAGCTGCCATCACCTAGGCCAGCTTCATCAAGCAAATACCTTGCTTCAATGCCTGACATCCCTTGAATTAACGGTTTGATTTTTTCTAATATTTGCATCATTGGCAGCAACTGCCCGTTGCTATCAGTTAAGCTAACTCCTAGCTTCTCTTGCGCCCCAATTGCTCCTTCAAGAAAATTCGTATATTGAGTAACAGCGTCCCCTTCCCCCATGCTTTTTTGAAGCATACTTAGAACGGTTAACTGCTCGTCAAAGGTTACGCCCAGCGTTGATGTTAAAGAGTGCATCCCGTCAATTGCACCTTCCATGGTATCCATATTGATACCGTAGATTTCTCTCGCCTTACCAACCATCCCTGCAACAGTCGCTGTGAATTTCTCAAGCCCCATTGCATCAGCATCAGATTTATAGTTCCCATAAACTGTTTTCATAAACTTCGCTACAGTTTCGGCATCTGATTTCATTGCTATAGCTAGTGTTGATGAGTTTTTCGTAATGCCTTCTAGAACGTCACCTGATACATTCCCGTAAACATTTTTCATTAGCGCACTATTATTGATGAACTCTAAAGCTGAACGGCCGTAAGCGTCAGAAAATTCATAAGCTGCATATTTTAATGATTCAAGATCTTCTTCTATAACGCCAAGCGCTTTCACATCACCTAGCGCTCTATTCATTTCAACAGCAGGCGATAGAGCTTCTACAATGGCAAAACCTGTTGCTACTAAACCAGCACCACCCGTAACCATGTCTTGCATACCGCTTTTTGCAGTATCCATAGCACCATTGATTTTGTTGGTGATGCCTTGCAGTGGCTTGGTGATTTGGTCAACTAGACCAATCACCATCATCAGCTTTTCATCCATTCGGTTACCATTTAACGTTTAAACAGCTTTGATATTGCGGACATCACCGCATGTTCGGTGCGCTCTTTATCTAACTTATCAAGCCACAGTGCGCGGGCGAGGTTTTGCGGGTCATCATCTTCATTGGGTAGGTAATGACGCCGCAAAATGAGCGCTTGTTCGATGCCGTTCTCTTCAATGCGCTCTACCCGCTCTTTTAGTTTTTTAGGGTGATGGTGATGCCGCCTTTTGAGGCTTCATACACTTTGCCAAATAGCTCGATGATTAATCCCGGCACGGTGTTCATCAGCTCGACCAGTTCTTCTTTTTGGTCTTTATCCACGGTGCGCTCTAGGTAAGTGCGGGCTGGCTCAACTTTGTTGTCACCGGATACCCCGTTCACATAGTTGTTGGCATCGGCCACGCTTGGCGTGAATTTAAAGTCGGTACCATTAATGCCAACGGTGACGGTTTTGGTTGTAAAAACAGGTTTAGTCATGGTGTTTCTCTCTCTGTTGGTTGTTCGCGCTGTGCGCGCCAGTTCAAATAGTCTTCAATTTGTTGATTGCACTCTTTGAGTGCTTGCTTCATGCGTGGAATGTCTTCGCTGACGACTTCTGGCCATGTGCCTTGCACGCTCGGTTTGTTGCAGGGTACGAGCATTCCCGCCGGAGGTAATCGAAAGATCACCTGTGTTGAAACGGTTTCAGTACGGTTCGCGCAGCCGCTGAGTAACAGCATCAGGAATGTGGCATTCAATACCTGCCATTTGCGCTTTAAGCTTTGCGATGTCGTCATTTAATTTCGCCTCGCTTTGGTTTCGTTCCTGCTGCCTTTTCACCATCAGTGCATTGTGTTCTGCGGCTTCCCCTTTCAGGGTGGCGATGGTGGTTAAATTGCTTTGGTTATCTGCCTGCGCTTGGCTGAGTTTTTCACTCAGCGTGATTTGTTCGGCTTGGCTGGCTTTGAGCTGTAACCCTAAAACTAGGATGGTGATCAGCAATGCCGCTAAGCCGATGGCTTTAATCCACTTCCATACATCTGGCATATTCCAAGCCTCTTCGAGTGACTAGCCCCGGAAGGACTATTCCATCGGATTTCACCCATTCTTGAATATGGCCGCAGCCTTGAATGAATCGTCCTTGTTTAATCGCTCGATAGATTCGTGTGTCTGTCCCATCTTCATTTTTTCGAAATTTGGTACATCCAAAATTGAAAACAAATGATGTAAAACCATCGAACTGCCCTTGATTCAACCTTCGCCCAGACAGACGTTCAGCGTCCGTTACACATTGCTCTGCCTCTTTGATGTTTTTCACCCAATCTTTGGCAATTTGCTCAAGTGTCACTACGTGATTCGGCACACCATGGGTGTTACCAATTCCATTAGTCCTTAGACCTGCCGGACATTTATAAGGGTCTTGTCGGCAACCTTCTGCGTTTCCAATAATTTCTAGCCCTTTTGGGCTGATGCGTAGTTCACCAAGGGCTTGGCCTTCGATCACCACTTGACCAACTGGCTGTACGTATTCTTGGCCGACTATCGCCCCGCCCGTGATAAGGCTGATCACGGCGGCGACTGAGCACCAAATTTTTTTAGTTATTTTCATTGAGGTAGATTCCTCGTTCTTTGGCGATTTTCTGCATCGCGCGTTTATGCCAAATATTGGCGACTAGGGCAGTGACACCCACAAAGATGGATATCCACTGTTCAATACTGAGTAAGCCGAGGAACACACCGAGCCCTGACATCAGATAAGCGATATAGGAGGTGAGCTTTTCAAACCACTCTTGAAACCATTGGTTCTGTAACCATTGATTCATCGTTGCTCCTTTGCGGCCTGACAGGGGGTGCAATACTGACACCCCTTTACTTTTTCTTGCCGCTCTTTGGGGATTGGGTCGTCACATTCCAAACAGTGGGTGCGGCTAGGCAAGTAGGCTGTTTGCATTGCCCTTGCTCTGTGGTTAGCCAGCGCCATTTGTTGGAATTTGGCTTCCGTTTTTGCGGCATCGTCGATGACATCCATAACCGCCCTTACCGCTAGTTGATCAGGCCGCGAGTATCATCTTTCGATAGATACGGCACACCGTTAATGCGAACAAACAGCGGGCTTGTGACAAAGCCTTTTAGCTTGCGGGTGGATTTATCGCTGCTTTCTGGGTCAATGCTGAGGATGTCTGCCAGTACGAACTTGACGCCGAAGATTTCCACCTTGTCTTCGTCTTGGCCGTTGTTGGCGTAAAACATCATGTCGTCAGGTTTGATCCCGCGATAGCTGCCCGCTCGACGGGCGGCTTTGTGTACTTTTTTGAACTGGTTGAGGTCGAGTTCTACTTCAACATCACAGCTCACTTTGCCATCGGTATAGCCATCGGTGACGCCCCGAGTAAATGCCGCTTCGCTTTCATCGTTGATGGTTGCGGTGGCGCTTTTTACGTGGACGAATTCGCCAAATAGCGTGGTGTCAAAGTTGCGGCCTGAGAAACGTGCGTTGCTCATTAGTAATCCCCTTGTTTAACGGAAATGGCGATGGTGATTTTCACCGGGCATTCGTAGGGCTGAACGCTCATGTAGATTTCTACATCGGTGCTGTTTACCCATTTGATTTGGATGTCTTCATCCTCTGGTGGGTAGATTTCCCCCGGCACGCCCGTGAGTGCCATGGTGCGCAAATCTTGGGTGAAATAGAGCTTTGCAGCGGCGATGCTTTGCGGCGTTGAGTTGAGTGTGCGGTCAGCAATGCGGGCAATGGCACGAATACGCACTTTGCGGGCGGCTTTCATCGCGACACGAATGTGGCGGATATCTTGGTAATCACCACCGGGCACATCGAGTGTGCGGCCAGTTGTCCAGTATTGACCGGGGTAATCTGGGTACCACATCGGCACGGCGATACGGTTTGACTCCAGCGCTTTTAGGGTGGCGAGGTCTAGGGCTTTTCCGGCTTTGTCTTTCATCAGCTCGGTGTTACCTAACACGCTTCCGGTTTGCACTCGTGCCGGTGAATCTGCGATGGAAACTTCTTTATTCGCGAGACGGCCAGCGTATTTGCCGAGTGTGTCACCTGCTGCATGTACATTCGGCACAACGGAAATGTATTCACTCGCCACATCTTTTGGGATGGCGACAGTGGCGGCTAACCACTCTGCCCATGTTTTGCCGTTTGCTGGGTCGTTGTTGATGGCGGGCAGTTGGCACAGTACGCCGACTTCACGGCCTAAGCTGTTTTTCAGCTCGGTGCGCAGGGTGATGGCATCTTCGATCATGGCTTTGGTTTCGGCATCAAAGCCAAGCACAACGAATTCGAAGCTGGACACTTCATTGGCTTTTTTGACAGCGTCTTGCCAGTTGTCTTCTTCGCCGAGAATCATCACGCCCGCTGTCCATGCCTGTTTGCCGTTAAGCTGGGCAGCTTTGACAATGGCAAGCCCTTCGGCGCTGGCATCGGCTAACACGTCGTCAAGGTCTGAGGTTGAATCGACCAAGATTAGGTTGCGAACGTCACCGGAAACGGTGCCGCGAATGACGAATAGGAAGTGGCACTCGATATCGGCAATCGGGCCATTCATCAGGTTTAAGATTTTGATAATAACGGTAGGCCATGCCATGTTATTTGCTCCTGTTGCGCTTGAGTTCCCGTTTAATCATGATTGCCAGCCGTTTAGGGCTGATTCCGATTAATCGGCGTTCCGGTCTTCCTACTTTCCAATCCCGTGCTGGGGTTTTGTTTTCCAGCTCTTGAATGGTTTTTGCCGCTTCGCCCACTGTCATGTTTTCTCGTATCCATGCCAGAGTGGGCTTTTTGCCTCTTTTCTGTCGCCCCTGAGGCTTGAGGCGGTAATCGAGATCGCGCAGCGCTTTGGCTTGCTCTCGGGTTGCTGGGTCTGTCTTTCGCGGCTCATTTTGCTGCTTGGCTTGCCGCTTTCTTGCGGATAGCCCACTTTCTTGCGCGATACCGTGGTGATGTTCGTAAGCGACTCGACCACGGGCGGAAGGCCAGCCCACCACTAAGGTGCGGTTGTTATCACGCTGAAAGTGTTTGAGCTTTTGAGTAAAGCCTTTCAGCAGCTTGCCGCGCCCTCGTTTTCGTTTTGCCCATGCGCTCCCATCAGGATCACGCTGTGCTCGTATGTTTTTGCGCGTGGTTTTGGCAATTTGAGCACCAATTCTGCGCAGCATTTTGTCACGGGTTTTTCTGTCTAATCCCAGCAGTTCGAGTTGTTCCATTACGCGCAGGTAACTGCGGTCTTCGGCTTTAATCTCGAACATTGGCGACCACATCCCGTAGGTTTTCAGCTACCCAAACTGGGTATTCTTGAATGTTCCAGCGCTTGTTCTGCCAATAAATGAGGCCGCTCTCGGCTTCAACGAGTTTGATCGGCTCTTCGAAATTGACTTGAATCAGCACTTCGGCGCTGTCTTCATCTTCCACAACCACGTCGATTACTGGTTCTTTCAGTTCGCCGAGCTGTTCTTCACGGTCTGCATCGTTATCCATTAGCCATGCGGCTACGTTGGCGAACAGTACCGCTGGGTCATACTTTTTGAACGGCAAGCGGTCGATTTGAAATTCAGCGAGATAACGCTGCTGGCAAATCTCGATGCCGTTGCCCATATGCCGTGGGGTTAGAATGAGTTCGATGTTTCCCATCTCGGCATCAAGTCGCTGGGCAATGTGTTTGCCGACACACATTTCGATGTGTGCTTTCAGCGCCTGCATTTTGTAGCCCACGCGATAACTCATATCAGCTCCACGCTTGCGCGATTTTTGCCGAGCATATTGCGGATGATGCGTTCACTTTCGGCCAGCAGTTCGTTTTTGGTTTCTTGTGATCGCTCAGCGAGGTGATCACCTTCTTTTTTCTGGCTGACGGTGGCGAAATCGGGCAGCAAATCGGCTTTTGCCCGAGCAAACACGGCGCTTTGGTACTGAATGACGATGAGGTTTTTATCGTTCACTTTGGGGAATGCTGGCACGTCTTTAGCAGTGGCATGGCCTGCGGCGATGTACTTGGCTTTCAAATCACTCAGTTGCAGGTTTACCGACGCGATGGCGTTAACCACAGCGTGAGCGATGCGCTCATCGTCTTGCGCGGCTGGCGTTCCACGCAGGCGTTCGAAATCTCCTGCGTTGATGTTTGGCCAGAATCCATCGTTCTCGATGGTGGTATCCTGAAAGCTGGTGTTGCTGCCTGTAAACATGCGTTTCTCTCTAAATAGGTGCGCTCTAGCCACTGGGTCGACGGTATAGCAATGAACCACGCAGGTTATTGCAACCTCGCCAGCCGAGCGCGGCGGCGTAGGAGCTTTACAAATTCTTGCCTTCGTTGATCGCGTTGATACGCATATCAATCTGGTTAATCTTGGTTTTCACCCCGATTTTGTCGTGCTTTTCATGGGCGGTGATGAGTAAGGCTTTGGCCTTTTGCAACCGCTCCAGATCACCAATTGAACTGGGCTGTGGTTCGCCTTTTTCGTTCATCAGCAGGCCGTAACCCGCGAACTTGTACCACTTGGCTTCAACGACTTCGGGTAATACCCACTCTTTGTCTATTTTCTCGAATACACGGGAGAAGTAAGGCTCGATGGAGTGGCCGTTCGGTAGCTGGCGTTCTGCCCATTCGAGGACGAAATCCGCGCAGACAATTGCCCAGCTTGAGCGTTTAAAGTTTTCCGGCGTGGGTAGGTTTAGCTCGATGGCTTTGAATAGCCATTCCACGGCGGTTTCCAGATCACCGATGTCGAATAACCAAACGATGAGATCTGTAAAAATGGGGTTTTGATAGCTTTCCCCAGCAGCGAGGTATTTTTCAGCCAGCGGCTTGTATTTCGGGATCAGCACATCACGTTTGTGGTTGACCTTTTCCGAAATTTGCACAAAGTCTTTCAGCACTTGCTTATCTTGCTCAAACTCAACTAAGCGAAGGTGCAAGCTGTCGAGGCTTTCCGCAGCAGCGGCATGAGCTGCCGCTGCTGGGGTGGTGGTTTTCGCTAAGATCTGGTCTCGCTGTTTACGTAATGGGCTGCTCATCCGTTACCCCTTACGCTGGTTCAGCAATAGTTACGTTTTCGATTGCAGCGAACTTATTCATATTGCCGACAGCGTAACCTTCCATGCGAATGTGGTTTTGCTTGTAGCAAAGTTCATCTTCATCATTGACCTGACGTCGCCACTGCGTACCTTCCTGCGTAAGTACCTGCAGGTTCTTCGCTGTAGTCACCCAAAGCTGGTTAGCAGGGAAGAAAGAAGGTGTGATGGCTTTGCGGCCTGCGATGGTTTTCGCCAATTGCTGTGCTGCTTTATGCTCAGTTGGCGTGTTCGCTGCTTCCAGTAGTCGGTGCTGCTCTGCGGCCACTAGGTTGTGACCAACTAGCACGATAAGATCTGGGTCTTCGCGATGCTCAGGCGCAATCGTAGTATTGATGAGATCTTGAGTCAGTGAATCAAGGTTCTTGTAGGAGTCCGCAGCGACACCCGTTGGGTCTAAAGTTGCAGAAGCTAATACTTGACCCGCTTTTTTCTCTTTAACGATGGTCAGCCAACCTTTATTGACATCTTGACCTAGCGGATTAGCTACTGGATCAGTTTTCACTGCGATATGTGTACCGTTGAAGCCGATGCGCAAGATATCGCGAGCAAAACGCATAGAAATGGCGTTTTTCATCATCTTCAACCACTCATCTTTAGAGCCAGAGTTAGCCCATTGCGTCATGGTTTCCCACCAGATGCGTGCACCAGAGTCGGTTTTCACAAGCTCGTAAGTATTTCCATCTTGACCAACATCCACACTAAAGCGCTTGGTGTTGTCGCGCCCAGTTGAAAGACCATCGCTACCGACATCAATTACCTGACCTTTAATTTGCTGAACAGGCAGCATAGAGATCATCGCCAAAAAGGCATCAGACATCATGATTGCTTGGCGCAACTTGGTTTCCATTGGTGGCGTGACGTTGAACATCTTCGCACCTTCCGTAGCATTAGCGGCGGCGACTACTGCGGAGGTGAATTCTTGCAAATACTGTGTTGATACGGCGTTTAACATTAAAACACCTCCATTTTTGAAGCACTACCAGACGGGTCAGGGTTTTGGCCATCAGGCCCCGTCTGGCTCAGTTGCGTGAATTTGGTTTCGAGATCGGCTTGCTTTTGAGCGATGCTATCAAGCGTTTCTGTGAGCTTGCTGAACTGCTCTGGAGTCATGCCGTTCGTTTCCTTGTCCTTGCCATCACCTTCGTTTGTTTCAACGTTGGTTTCTGGCGTTTTATTGGTAGAAAAGGTTTTGAACTGGCTTTCAAGCTCGTTTTGCTTTTCGGTGATCACACCGATTGAGGCCATTAACGCGCTGTACTGTTCTTTGTTCATGGGTTCTTCGTCCTCTGATTGAGGTTTACTGGGTGTTTCTGGCTCATCGCCAGCGATAAAGGTGCGCAAAGCGGAAAAAAGGCGATCAGTGCGGCTGAAACATTTCTCTAGGTGGAGTTCTTCGAGCGCGTCAGACTCAATCGCGGTTTCTTCGCCATGGCGACGAGAGAATTTGAGTTGCGTTGTACCCGTGGAGGCTGGGGAGTCAGTCACAGCTAGGCCCATTAAATAGCAACGCCCCTCGCCCTTGTAATCGGGATTCGGTTCAATCGAGGTAAACAGCTTTTGCCCTTCTTGGTTTGCGTCCAAGAGGTATTGGTTTGGCGTTAACTTGGCAAATAGGCGGAGTTTGTCGTCTAGCACTTCGGCTTTGAGTTCTTCGACTACGCCCCAGTTTTTACCTTCAAACGGCCCCCAAGAGCTGCGCCAGTGCTCTGGCCAGATTAATGCGGTGTATTCATCTTTGGCGTAGAGAGAGGCCATGTCGTTAATCCACGACTTGGTGATTTTGCGCCCGTCTACGGTGCTGCCTTCGGTGGCAATGACTACCCAATCACTGGTTTTTGGCATGGGGTGAACACTCTTGGTTATTGCTGAATCTCGTTAATGTGTCGCCACCATACGCCGTAAAAAGTTGGCTTTCAGCAAGCAGTGTTCGGGTGAATTCGGATATGGGGTTATATCCGAAATTGGCGGAATTTTTGTAGGCGAATCAGGGTGTTTTCGCGGCGTATGATGCGCTCATGGCATACTCTCCCGAAATCCGACAAGCCGCCCGAGCCCTCTATTTGAAGGCATGGACGCCACGCGAAATCGCCGACGAATTGAATCTGAACAGTGACCGAATTATTTACTACTGGGCGGATAAGTTTGGCTGGCGCGATATGTTGCGTGAACAAACGATTGATGAAGCTATCGCGAATCGTATTCAAACGCTGCTTGAGGTAGAGAACCCAAGTAAACCGCAGTTGGATATGCTCGATCGGCTGATTAATCATCACGTCAAACTTAAGAAGCTGCGCGCTACTGAGCAACCTACTCAACCCAATGAAGCGGGTACAGCTTCGGCGCAAAGTGGTGCACAAAATAGCAAAAGTGGTTCACCTAAGGCCGAATCTGGCACACAAACGGGCGATTCTGGTAAATACTCTGCCCCCAGTGGTAAACGTGGCAAGAAAGTTAAGAATGATGTTAGTGAGATCACCGAGGCCGATTTTAAGCTGTGGCATGACTCGCTCTTTGCCTATCAGCACACGATGCGTAACAACCTGCACCAGCGGACTCGTAACATTCTCAAGTCTCGCCAGATTGGCGCAACCTATTACTTTGCAGGTGAAGCGTTAGAACAGGCGATTCTTACGGGCGATAACCAGATATTTCTCTCAGCTTCTCGCGCTCAAGCTGACGTTTTCCGTCGCTATATTGTGGCGATTGCAAAAGAGTTTTTAGGCATTGAGATCACGGGTAACCCTTCTACTTTGTCGAATGGTGCAGAGTTGCACTATCTCTCTACCAACGGCAAAACGGCACAGAGTTACCACGGCCACGTTTATATTGATGAGTATTTCTGGATCGGCAAGTTTGACGAGCTGAACAAAGTCGCCTCGGCGATGGCTACGCATAAAAAGTGGCGTAAGACTTACTTTTCCACCCCTTCTTCTAAGATGCACCCTGCTTACCCGTTCTGGACGGGTGAAAAATGGCGCGGCGATAAAACCACTCGGAAAAATATTGAGTTCCCGACCTTTGATGAACTGCGCGATGGCGGTCGCTTGTGCCCAGACAAGCAGTGGCGTTATGTGGTTACGATTGAGGATGCCGCTAAGGGTGGCTGTGACCTCTTTGATATTGAGGAACTGCGCGAAGAGTACAGCGAGACGGACTTCAACAACTTGTTTATGTGCGTGTTTGTTGATGGTGCCAGCTCGATATTTGAATTTAATAAGATTGAACGCTGCATGGTGGATAGCGATATTTGGCAGGACTACAAGCCAAACGCTGCTCGCCCATTTGGTAGCCGTGAGGTGTGGCTTGGCTATGACCCATCACGAACCCGTGATAATGCGGTGCTGATGGTGGTCGCGCCACCGATTGTGGCGGTTGAGAAATTCCGTGTGCTTGAGAAACACACTTGGCGCGGGCTTTCTTTCCAACATCAGGCTTCTGAGATCAGCAAAGTGTTTGAACGCTTCAATGTGACTTACCTTGGCATTGATATCACCGGCATTGGCGCGGGTGTTCATGACTTGCTGGTTAATAAGCACCCTCGCGAAACGGTGGCAATTCACTATTCGAACGAAAATAAAAACCGCTTGGTGATGAAGATGATCGACATCATTGACGGCAACCGCCTGCAGTTTGATGCGGGCATGAAAGAAACGGCAATGGCGTTTATGGCGATTAAGCGTGTCGCCACGAACAGCGGCAACATGATGACCTTTAAGGCCGAACGTAGCGAGCAAGCTGGCCACGCTGACGACTTTTGGGCGCTTTCTCACGCGCTGATTAATGAACCCCTCGATCACTCCACTCAACGCAAATCAACATGGCAGATGGCAGCATGACAGAGCAACTTATTCACTCACACACTACCGATGGCACAGAGACAAAATCTGTGTACAGCTTTGACCCGAACCCGGAGCCCGTTGATACAAACAGTTGGATGACTCGTTATTGTGAGCTGTTTTACAACGATTTTGATGATTACTGGGAGCCGCCAATTTCGTTAAAAGGGTTAGCCGAAATTGCCAACGCGAACGGGTATCACGGTTCACTGCTGAAAGCGCGGGCCAACTATGTAGCTGGTCGCTTCCTGAGTGGTGGCAACATGCCTATGTACAAAATGAATAATGCCTGCTGGGATTATTTTGGCCTTGGTATGGCAGCATTTGTGAAGATTCGCAGCTACATGAAGAATGTGATCGCCCTTGAGCCGTTGCCTATGGTGCACATGCGCAAGCGTAAGAATGGGGACTTTGTTCAGTTGCTACGTAACAACGAGCAAAAGGTGTTTAAAGCGAAGGATGTGATTTTTATTCCACAGTATGACCCGCAGCAGCAAATTTATGGCTTACCTGATTACTTGGGCAGTATTCAAAGCAGTTTATTGAACCGTGACGCGACGCTCTTTCGCCGCCGCTACTACCTGAACGGAGCGCACATGGGCTTTATTTTCTATGCGACTGACCCGAATTTGAGCGCTGACGATGAAAAGGCACTGAAAGAGAAGATTGCCAGTTCAAAGGGGATCGGTAACTTCCGCAGTATGTTTGTGAACATCCCAAACGGCAAAGAGAAAGGCATTCAACTGATTCCGGTTGGCGACATCGCAACTAAAGATGAGTTTGAGCGGATCAAGAACATCACTGCACAGGATATTTTTGTGGGGCATCGCTTCCCAGCAGGCATGGGAGGCATGATTCCACAACTGGGGGCTAACACACCTGATCCTCTAAAAGTAAGTCAGGTCTATGACAAGTATGAAGTAGTTCCTGTGTGTAAGCGGTTTGCCGATGCAGTAAACAGTGACCCAGAGACTCCTAAGCACTTACATTTTAATTTTGACTTGATCAGCACAACAGATTTAGATGTTAAAAACGCCCCATAAGGGCGTTTTATTCAGGCTGTTTTGCAGTCATGCTGAGGTAAGCGGCATGTTAGCTCTGGCACTTCTTGCTCGAGCGCAGACAAAGAATCCCAAGTTAGTCCGAAACGCTCACAAGGTTTTTTACCATCGCTGTAAAGACTAGATACGAACGCTTTTAGTTCGTCTCTATTTACTTGAACGTTTTTCATAATGACTCCTAGCGTTGTCTTGAGACTAGTGTAGCAAAGAAAAGGGTGTTTTTCACTGTGCTAAAATCAGGGAGCGAAATTGTATACATTTTCTCCTAATGTTTCAAATTTAATTATAGTAAGAATTTGACCATCGCATCTGTGTTTTGGTAATCAGCATAGTATTCAAAACCATGCTTTTGGTAGTACTTCCTGACTCCTGGCAAAGGCCCCATAAGAACTAGCTTATTTATGTTAGCAACCTTTACTGAGTTCAGATATAAACCATAAGAAGCAACTGCGTCAATGACTAGTGGTAAGAATTTGGAACACCATTCAACTCCTGCATCTTTACGCTTTTCCATATGTGTGATTTCAATAGCAGTTCCTGCAGAATCAACACATCCGAGAGCATAACCAATACAACAATATCCTTTAACTGGACCACCATAATAGACCACTAAAGTGATTTCATGATTTGGATTACTAGCAGGAGAAAAATGCACACCAACTTTTAAATTAGCATGCCACATCAAAACTCCATGTCTTTTTAATTCATCTAAATCTTCAAGAGCACCTTCTGTTGCTGTACCCATAGTAATTTTTAGATCAAAAAATTTACTATGCTCAACAGCTACCGATGAAAAGATAACATCTTGAATCTCAGAAATAGACATTCCTGTCATAGTCAAAAACCTGTTCTAATATTAATCACTTACAGGATATATGCCCTTCCGTTAAAAATACAATAGTCTATTAGCATATATGTACAAAAACACAGTTTATTGACGTATGATTATTGCGTCAGTCAAAAAAGCTAGGTGCTATTATGAGAGTGTTCTGCCCTGAGTGCGAAGGTAAAGCCCGAATTCAGAAGACGAACCGCTTTACCGTTGGTGTTGCGGATTTGTATTGTGCGTGCTGTGACCCCGAATGTGGCCACACATTTGTGATGATCCTTTCTTATAGCCATACGCTGAGCCCATCAGCAAAAACGACTAACCAACTAGCATTTGATTTATGTAAAGCGTTAACACCCGAAGCACGGCAACAGCTTAAGCATCAGTTAAACATGCTATAAACGAAATGCAGGGCTTTCGAGTTCATCTGCCATAGCAATGATAGACTGGATTGCCTTAACCTTTTCTGCATCAAGTAGGTCTGGGTTGTCTGCCACCAGTAACGTCAGAATATATCGCCCAGCTTCTAAGCGCCCTATCCCAGCCTCACTCAGTGACACTCCATCGATAATCAGCTCCAGAGCTTGCTGGAATCGTTCTTTTTTGTCTGACATATCAATATCCTTACGAACACATCGCAAATATACTGTATATACATACATATTTCTACAGTGGTTTTTGTGGATATTGATAATCGAGACACTGTTCACAGCAAAGCAGAACGGCTATTACATCCATATCTACAACGGTAGTCACTCATATGCATACGCATATACATGGGGCAGGAATAACAATCTTTACTAATTATGCGCCTTACCGACTTGATATTGGTCGAGAAAGGCTGATAGATACTGACAGATATAAATATTTGCGTGTCTAATTAATTGACGGAGAGGTCAGAATGGACGAGAATTAACAACGAAAGTACGCATTGCGTACCTCTTCTCCATACATAACGCGGCAATTGCCGCAAGGAAACGCCAAATGAAAACCGTAAGTAAATCGCCAAGACGTATAGTCTTCACGGATGCTGAACGTATGATGGCTTTCAATACAATCGAGCAAACTCGTGCACGCCGTGAGAAATCGCCTCGTCGAAAAAGGGATACAGAACTAAATGAAGCTCAAGATCGTAGTTGATAAAGATTTACTACCATTAAATCCGCAACAAACGATTCTTCGAGACGAGTTTGAAACCTACAAGCGAGTAAGCTTATCACGAGCGACTAAGAACTTTATCACCCCCTCTGTTGGCGACCAAATGGCGATGCCTTCAGACCACCCTTCCTTTGGCCGTGATACTGAATTTGAAAGACCAGAGTTCCTAATCACTGACATCCACAATTATCACTTAACAAAAGTTCATTTAGACACTAGAGCTGCTTGGAAACCTCATAAAAAGCAATGGTACTGTACAAGTAACGAAAGCATCGTTTATTCAGGTTTTATTACGCCAGACGGTACTTATATTTTTGTAATCATTGCTTTTCTTATTGCAGAGAATGCCACTAGCCCTGATGACTTTGACGCTCACAAAAGTTATACCGATGAAGATGTTGATTACTTTCTTGATATCGCAGCCGAGAATAAGGAAGACTTTCTCACTGATCAGGTCTCTGAAGCATAACTCAACTGTCTTGGGTTTAATTGATAAATTTAACCATCCATTAAATTACTAAATTATATCGATAGCCCAGATAAACCTTTCAACGATGATGTGTGCAAAGCCTAACTAACTACGTAAATAGTTAAGATATGCACACCCGTTAGTTACGCTAATGGCCAGTCGCCTTCCAACTCTTGGAAGAACGATAGGTCTGGTTGTGAATGTTCTTGTGGTTTCAGGTTTAGCTTCTCCATTTGCTGTTCGAACTTCTCCCAGCCTTCGAAGCGGCACCAAATGTCGCTATCGACCTCGCGTTTTACTTCAACCAAACGCGCTGGCCTGATTTTTCCGTGTTCATCTACCTCCGCAGGGCGGATTTTCAGTTCTGTTTCGTCATCGAGTCGCAATGTGCTGCCTTTAAACAGGGCGCTGATGGCGACTTCATCAACAATCTGATCGTTTTGTGATCCTTTTAGCCTGTCCGGCTGTAACAAACGGGTTAGCTGAGTGCTGACCTGTCCGGTAAAGGGCTCCGTACAGTTATTGACAGAACTCCGAGAGGCGGCAGAGCCGCCAAAGGCAGTCGCTTCGCTCCCAAAACCCACCTCTTCACCTTCTGTGGTTTCCTTGCCCTTGCGTTTGATTGTCCAAACCTTTTCACGGGTTTTAATGACTTGCTCGGGTGTGGCGATGCCTTCCAGCTTGCGGATGGCTTCGGCGTAAGGAGAGGCAAACGGCAGCTCTTGATACACGTTGGTGACTAATAGCTCTTTGCGTTTCACGAAGGGGCCACCTTGATTCATGATGTAACCATGCCAACGCCCTTCATCGGCAGAGCGCAGCACAGCGGCTACATGGGGAATCTCGGTTTTGGCGCGGGCTTCGTAGCTTTGGGCGATCACTTCAACCAGTTCTTGATTAGTCATCACTCGCGCTGGCTTGAATGCGCCAACGAGTTGATAGTGCAGCAGCTCATACATGCTGATGAGATCGGCTCTTTCCTGCATGAAGATGTACTCCATGAAGGCTTTTTTATTCTGGTTCGCGAGGCGGCGCAGTTCGCGGTATGTGGTCACAGGCGCACCACCGAAGAATTGAAACTGGCGAATACTCCAGCGGCTTTTCCATGCGCTGACGTTGCGTGCCATGTCTTTGACTGGCTTTCCGGTTTCGTCTGATGTGTCGCCATCCATCGCGTAGCCGTCGATGTTCTTTGAAATGTATTTGGCGATGTAACCAGTGGCCGTGCCTTTGGTTGGGTCGATGTAGCCAAAATCACAGCGTGGGCGGTAATCAAGCGGCCCCACATACACGACTTTGCGAAACGGCTTTTGTTTCTCTTTTTCGAATTCTGGGTGCAGTTCGCCCCGGTCTTCTTCTGTCGCGTAGGTGATGAAGGTGTCACGCACGGCGGAAATGTCTTCCTTTCTTACCCAAATCAGCAAATGCCAGTGTGGCGTGCCATCGTGATGCGGCTCGGCAACTCGCACACCAAACCAACGGATTTCGTCACGGTTCAGTTTGGCGCGGATCAGCTGCCACTTTTTGTTTAAGTAGGCTTGAGCATCGCGCGGGCTGGCTCCGTTCCAGTGGTCGATAAAGCCGCCTTTTTTGTAGCTGTTGTGGTACTTCGACGGCGTGGTGAGAGTGAGGAACAAGCCTTGCAAACCCAGCTCGTTGCCGATGTCTTCACAGCCACGGCAGCGCACCATCAGTTCATGGCGGCGAATCGCAGGGTTAGAAACGCTCTTTTTGACCATGTCCCACAGGTCGTGCTCTTCTTCGGTTTCTTCATCGAACAGCACCATGTTTTTGATGGCTTCATAGTTGCGTTGTTGCTGCTCTTGGTGCTCGCGCACACAATCCCAACTCGCATAAGGTGACGCGTTGTTGGATACCTGCCCCATGGCGATGGCGAGGTGTTCACGCATGATTTTGCGCACCTTGACTAAGCGGCCAAGCCACCACGAATCACTGATCATGCGCATGATGTCGCTGGACGCTGAAAGGTGGTTTTGCGCTTTGTATTTGCGCGGCGCTTTAATGCCAAAAGTTTTGGTGCAGAAGTGGGCAAGCGCTTCGTAAGCATCAACAACCGCTTGGTCTACATCTTCTTCGCTGTCGGCGTGTTTGCGGCTAGCAGTGAGCTGCAAATAGGCTTCCATGATTTTGGCAATGCGGAATGCCATGTCGCGCAGTTCGTCTTGCTCTAATTCAGCAAGCAGGCGCTGTTTGACTGGTTTGCGGTTTTTCTCTGCGGCTTCGAAATCAAACTTCATTTGTGGTTTGGTTTCAGGCAGTGGTGAAAAGTCGCTTTGATCAGTGTCTTCATATTCTTCACTGAGCAAAGCCACCTTTTGTGTGTTAGGTAGTTGTTTGTATTGTTGCAGCACTTTGAGCACACGCTCTTTGGCTGGGCGCATTTTTTCACGCAGGAAGGTATTCGCCGCTCGCGAGCCCTTCTTCTCATAAGTGCGTATGTAGCGTTCAGCAAAGTATTTCGCGAGGTATGGCGGCACGTCTTGAAAAAAGGCTTTTCGCCACTCGTGAGAAAGCGCATCGACTTCGTAAAGTCGGCGCTCGATCACGCTCATGTCGTCGGGCTCAACGTTCGCGACTTTATGGCCAGTGGCAATCGCTGTCACTTCATAGTTAATCGGTGACAGCGGCACTTGCCAAGGGAAGTCGAACAGCTCGATTTCTGCAGGTTGGGAAAGGGTTTGCATTGAGTTTATGCCTTCTCTTCACATTCCTGATTTACAATAGGCATTCCGCAATGCGGGCAAGTGGTGTCACTCTCTTTCACTTGGTTTGGGCAGTAAGGGCAAAGGGTGATTGTCATACAGCCTCCATTTCCTGAGTGCTAATGATTAGATAACCGCCCTTGCCATAACCCTTGCTAATCACCCCATTTTTTAGGTGCTTACAGCTCAGGTCTAAACACGCTTGCTTTACGGCTTGCTCTTCGGTTTCAAAGTCGCCAATCAAAACATTAGCGACTTCTTGGGTTTCCTTGTTGCGAATGATTCCGCCATCAGGACAAAGTAAGATTGCGGCGTACTGCATTAGATGCCCTCCTCTACAATCTCTTCTGCTTCACGGGCTTCGATGATCAGCTCTGTGAGTTGGCTTTCAATGGCGAGAAGGCTTTCGAGTGCGTTATCCTCATCAAGACGAACCCGCTCACTAAGCAGTCTCTCTTGAGGATGACCATCTGAGTAAATCGTTTCAGCACTCAGGGCATAAACTTCAACGCTGTTAACGTGACCAGCGAAACGGGTAAAGATGTGCAACACATCCGTATTCGCCATAGCCAGTACGTTGATGGCGTGAACGATGTCGTAAACATCGCGAATTCTCATGCTTGCCGCCATATCTTCCGCGAAGTTTGCGACCTTTTCGGCTTCACCGTCTTGTTGGTCTACCTTCATTTCCACAATCATCGGGCGTGGTAAAAGCGTGCTTACGGCCAATGTCACTTGGCGTTGGTTACTGAGTGTGACTTCGTGCATAACACGAGATTGAGCCAGCATTTCTCGCGCTTCTTCACGAAGTGCCATGGCTTGTTCCAGTTCTTTATTCATCTTCATTGCTCCTACGCTAAGACGAAAAAAAAGCCCCCCTTTCCTTGTGGAACACTGCGGGGGCAACGGGGTTGGCTAGGTTTAAAGGAAATCGGGCGCTTTCAGTTGGCTCACGTTGCCTACTTCACACTCAAAGCGTTTGGTCACTTTGTTCATCTCTTCCAGCCCACGGCGCACCTTTTGGCGCTCGATGTCGTTGAGTTGGTCAAAGGTGACGTTTGCGATTTTCGGGTCAAGATCACCCGCAATGCAGCACATGGCGCGTTGTTTGAGGGTTAGCGCGTTATAGGCTTTGCGCACTTTGTTGCGCTTGTAGCTGCTTTCAAACAGGGCGTGCGCCATCGCAATACTGTGCGCGGCTGGCACATGCGGCAGTGTGGCGAGGTAGGCGTCTACCTCTGCGCGGCTGCGTGGTGCGTGGTACTGCGGCAGGTTCACGGCTTCACTGTGTTCTGCCGCTTGCATTTGCTGTTTATTGCGCTGCACTTGCTGGCGCGTTTCTGCGATGGCTGACATGGTGTTTTCTCCTTATGCGAATCCGGGGATTGGCGCACCTTGAGCCATGAAATCCGAACCCATTTGAATCAAGGGTTGCAGGCCTGTTGTGCGTTTTTCTAAATCGGCGATCAGTAATGCCAAGTTGCCCAATGCGGCTTGGCACTTCGCGAGGGTTTTGCGCTTACGGCTGCGCGGTAAACGCTCTGCGGTGCACATTTGCATTGCATCACTAGAGAGTTCCCCACAAAGCGAGGTGTTGAGCAGTACGCGCTCAATGATGTTCTTTTCTTCCCCTTGTTCTGGCAGCGCCACGGCAACTACTCCGCAATCACTGAACAAGGTATTGATGATGGTGTAATCCCCTGATGCCTTGCACAGCAGCACTAAATCAACTGGGCTCAGTTTGTGCGGCTGTGCAGGGTTGAGCATGTTGCGCAGCGATTGCCCGTCTAACGAAATGCGTTTGGCGAGCTGTTCAATGTTGTGATTGACAACGAAATCACTGCAAACGGCGTTGTATGCTTGCTGTTTGCGTTCACGTAATTCATACATGGCGATGTCAGAAACCATAATTAACAATCCTTATATAAAAGGCGGTATGCAAATGACTGACGCTGCAAACAGATGTAGCCACAACGGGCAATAGTTTTTAGTTGGAATCAGGGAGGAGAAACGCATGATTACCCCAGCACCTGCATAGCTTCACGCGCTGCGATTTCGTGCATCGCAACCATGTTTACTAGCGGCTTATCACGGCGCTTGTCTTTAGGTTTGATGATGATGCGGCCTTCATTGATGTACTGCTTGATTGTGCCGATCGCTAAACCGGAGAGTCTTGAATACTCTTCCATCGTCACATAAGGGCTACGGGGTGGTACCGAATAGGTCAACATGGTGATATCCTTGCATTTATATCTATCTTTATCGGTTGTCGCTTGCTTTGGTCGGCGTGACATCCGAAACACAAATACATCTTTGATCCACTTTTGAGTTTCGTCAATACACAAAAGTAGATCAAATACACAAAAGTAATTGCGAACTATGAAAATGGAAAAAATTCCACCATTTGATTACTTGAAGGGTGAAGCATTTACAGATGCTTTGAAGGAAGTAACTGGGTGCAAAACACTTTTAGAGATGTCGGAGCTATTCGACGTACCCAAAGCGACATTTAGCGCATGGAATACACACGATCGTACATCTCATGAATTGATTGTTCGCTTATATTTGGCAAAGGGCATCCCAGTTAAAAAGCTTGCTCTAGGCATTGATGAATCGGAAAAGCTGCTGACTTCTGAGACAAGTCTGGATCGCAACCATCATCAGAAAGAACAGATAAATCCCCAGCATCAAATTGTCATCCTTAAATCTTTCTGCCTCACGAACGGACAGCTCGTTGCAACTGGAGAAATCCCCTATGCACAACGCATTTTTAACTCATGGGATTTAGAAGCAAGTAACACGATTGAAATCGAAACAAATGAAGGTCGTTTTCTAGTAGATAAAAAGCTTAACGATGCAGTTAGTGGTGAATACCTTATTGATATCAATGGTCGGTTATCTTTAAACCACATTCAACGACTACCAAACAAATTAGCAGTAGTATTCGGTAACTCGACAGTTGAAGTATCAGAGGAAGATATCAAAGTGATTGGCCGTGTGGCGGTGACGTTGGAGAGAATCTGATATGGCGTGTAAAAACGATCTGAAAGATTGGGTATGTGATGCAATTCGATACCATGGTGGCAGCGCAAGACTAATTCAGGTTGCAAAGTTCATTTGGAACACTCACGAAGCTGAGCTTAGAATGTCTGGTGACCTTTTCTACACATGGCAATATTACATGAGATGGGCTGCTACACAATTAAGAAAAGATAGGGTACTGAGACCTGTCGATGAATCACCTACAGGGATTTGGGAGATTTGGGACAACTAATCTCCCTCAGTAAATTAAACATACAAATAAGGGATAGCCAATTGTGCTGTTTTTCGTTTTTGGACATCAGCTATACCGCTAGTTTGGTGCTTCCAATAATCTGAGATCAGTTGATAATAATCCATCCACCAATTATTTTGAGATTCTTTAATTAGCTCTTGATACGTAGTATCTGCTCTCAAATTGCGCCATAAGCGTTCTTTTAAAAAGTTAGACGCCAGCATATCAACCGCTAAGAAAAGATCTAATGGTGGATGCATAAGGCGTGGAGCATCTAGTAGTACTAATTCACCATAATCCTCGGTAACTTCCTTGATCCTTCTTCCACCATGATGAAAATGGTAATTAGGATGTATAAACTCTGGTGAGCTATCATCATGAAAATCTAAATGCCATGCACCTCTCGCTAAGGTACAAGTAACCTCAGAATATGCTTCGTATGTAATTTCTACTACAGAGCTCCTGACTGAGCCAAATCGGAATTCATGTTCAGGTAGTAATGTAATATTGAGGTGTAGCTTCACTTCAAAACTTTTAGCATCCCATTTTTTGTGATTGATAAATTGCTTTTCAGATAAATTATGAAATTTCAAATCAATGAGCTCATAATTTAATCCTTTATCAGATCTTGTTTTCTTTAATCCCTTTACAAGTTCTCTAAGAGGGGTGTCATCATGGATAATACCATGTGTCTGCAATACCCTTATTAATTGTTCTACATTTTCTATTACCCTTTCTTTATTAGACATTTGAAGTTAACCTCATGTATAAAGGTTTTACTTTTGTTTGGTAATCAGAATGAACTGAAAACGTAGGTGTATGCATTCTATTAAACGTTACTTCAGGATCTAAATAAATTGGTTGCTCCCAAGGCATAAGATCTGGCTTGTTCGCAACAATCGCATCATACGGATCTAACGGAGTACCACTAACAATACAATTAACCCAAAACTTCTTACTCTGTCTTCCATTTGAATACTTAGGTGTTATAGATTTAAGATCTTCTAAATTTAAACTACTTTTAAGTATCTCGACCCTTTCATCAGCAGTTAAACCTCTAAGAGTCTTAGAATGACAAATTTCATACCACCAGTCTTCAATACCTGACATCCACCAACGCTTTTTCAGAGTTGAAAAAACTCCCCTATATAAGCACGGTTCTAATTTTGACAATAGAGGTTCCCAGTCTCCAGACGCTTTTATATCAATACCCAGCTTAGTTGCTAACATTTCTTCTGTAACTAGAATTCCGGCACTTCTAACAAATGTGTTTAGTAATAAAGATACTAAAATATGAATGTCATGAGATTTAGATATAATATACTCTATGAATCTAGTGTCTGTATATTCATATATATCATTATTCCAACATAAAAGTGGTTCAAGTAATTCCTGACGTCCAACGCCCTTGGCTTTTAATGGCGGAATATATTTTCTAGCTAAAATATAAGCTTTAGCTAATTCCTCAATAATTTTACTAGCTTTTAAAGCAAACATCTCATCACGAGATATTTTTGTTTTCCCGAATGTGAAATCAAATAAATTATGGGCACTTTCATCTGAATTAAAAAATCTTAAATATACATCTTCATTAGATAATAAGACTATTGGTGAACTAGGAACTGAAGGATCTCCGATCATTTCAGTTCGCATATTTTGAGCTAATGATGTTCCCCAATAGTCAACACTATCCCCATATTCATTAACAGCGTCAAGTTTTTGATCAATTATTAGTCCATCATATTTACCGTCAATAAACATACATCGAATTTCTTGCATTGGTCTTACACGTGTGTGTATTATTTTTAGCTCGCCTTTACTATGATATTCTAGCTCATCAATTAAAGGTTGAATTCTGCTTGTCTCGTCGTCATCGATATATAAATATTTAATAGGCATTTTTTGGAATCTCACACTCTTCAGCTTTTGGTAATATAACTTGAATACAGGTACTATATCCACTCGTTGCTTCAACTACAGAGACATCACCATCTACTTCTGTGACTATGTCATTTGTAATAGTTAAGCCTAGTCCCATCCCTTTTAGCTGCTCTCTATCAGTTGCAAATGGTCCTTCAGATATATCTGTCGTAAATAATGGGTTAAAAACTTTACCCCAATTTTCCTTAGGTATACCATCTCCATTATCTTCAAATCGAATAATGTGTTCATTTTCTGTTGTTGATACACTAATTTTCAATTTACCATTTTTCTTGCCAGAACGAATTATTGCTTTACATGAATTAGTAAAAAGATTCATTAAGATAGATGAAACCTCAGATATGTGCATCGGCTTTATCCAAAACTCATCACCTTCAAATTCTTTGTAAAATTCGTATGCGCGTCGTTTTAAAGTCGGTTCCATAGCATAAAAAAATGTATTAATAACATCTCTCAACTCCATGACTTTCTTACTTCTTTGAGCATTATTTCGTATTGTTTCTGTGAAATAATCTGTATAAGCAACTAACATATCTATATTTGAGTTGATATTTTCGGCAGAACTAAGTGCTTTTACATTACCATCAATATGTCTTTTCAATTGTTTACCATTAAGCATCAGACCATCAAGATATAATTGAATTTCATGTGTAAATTCAGCAATAGCCAAACCTGTCGAAGCAAGGACTCTATACATGTTTTTCTCATCTGATAACTCTTGAACTAACTCAATTTGTTCTTCAATGATCTTTTTCGCTTCTTCATTTAATAAATTGGCACTGAAAGCTTTTGAATTATAAGTTTCATTTTCGGTAAAAAAATCTAAATTTTCATCAGAAATCGAACCATCTTTTTGATCAGTTAATACGTGTTGAATTTTCGAAAAACTCTCTTGGAGCTTTTGCTCAATAGTCTTTTCAGGTGCAACATAACCTTGCTGGCTAGAGGAAACTTTTCTTCCCCTTGCAGATGTTAGTTTGTTTACTGCATCTCTTATGATTTGATACAAAATCTCTTGAAGCTCAAAGAAATACTCATTCTCAATGAGCCCTTCTCTCGAGGATGTTTCCTCAAACATAGAGCCTTCTGTATCAACTATTTCTACCGATCCAATAAAGTTAGTATTTGCATGAGGCCCTAAAATCAAACGTCTACGTGATGAATCATCCAGTCCTATCCAATCATTCCCACGAGAACCATAGGGAGCGACATAGAAACCATTCCTATATAACCGTATACCTCCATTTTCACGAAGAAATGTTTGTATATGAGCCCGCTTGGTCCCCTTAGCAAGGGTAAAATAATGAGCTGTTAATTTAAAATTGGCTTGTCCAAGGGAACGGGGTTTCACTTCAGATAGAGTATAAGATTCATTAACTGAGGATAATCTAACTCCATTAATAATTATATTAACTTCATTATTGCCATTTACAAATGCTTCAATAATAGCATCAGCTTCTGCGTTTATATCAGCATCTGCTGACTCGATTAAAAGTAGTTCTCCAGACAGAGGAATTTTAGAGTAAAAGTAAGTATTAAATCCTGGGTCAATCACTCCAGACCCTAAAGTTTTTGGAGTAATTTTTATGATAGAACGTATATAGCGAAAGGTTGTTGCCAAATGATTTTCTGTCCAAGCTTCCTTTGTATCACTAATAATTAACTTTGTTCCTTTTTCAAAACCAAAATCATCATAACTTTCAAAAATTGAATTATTAATTGATAAAAGGTTAGAACTACCTTTATAATCATTCCAATGAATATCAAGAATTAGAAACGGGTCAGATTCTGATGTTCGCGTGACTATTCGTAAACTATTTCCTATCTTCTGAGCAGAAAAACGACCAATTCCTTTCCTTCCAGCCCTTGCCCGCTCGTACAGTGGAGATACAGGATCGTCTTCTTTATCAGTGGTACTGATTTTCATGAAGCCTTTGAGTAAAGCTTCCTTCGTCATGCCATTTCCATTGTCAACAATGGTGACAGTACCACCTGGCTGTTCAGTATTATCAAAAATAACGTCTACTTTATCTGCATCTGCATCATAGGCATTTTTAATAAGCTCAGCTAAAGCAGTTGTTTTTTTCGCTACAAGTTGCTCACCTAAACGCTTAACTAAATTACCATCTACGGAGAACCTTGCATTTTCTTCATCATATGTTGATAGCTCTGCGGCAACTTCAAGAATTTTTCCATATTCTAATTTTTCGTCATCGCTATTATTTATTAACTCAAGAAGTTCTTTTTTTAGTTGATATTTATTATTCATTGAAACTTCTAACTCCTTTATAACGTTCCAATCGAAGTGCTCTAACGCCTGAGCTTAAACGTTTACATTGTTCCATCGTAATTAAACCATGCTTGATAAGGACATCATCCACCAGTTCCGTGGCCATTTTATGGTCTCCTTCTTGTAGCTCCCTTTCGACATCTGTTTTAATTGCTACTAAGTCCTCAACACAATTATTCGTAAAAAGCACTTTTATGTTTCTGCCCGCTGAAGGCTCAATCTTAAGCACACCCGAGCTGTAGGCTCTACCTTCTATCTCCGCTGAAAATTGGGAGTACGTAGAAAGTAGTGTTGTCGCAAACGCCTGTTTAACCAGTGCTGAGGTTTTTTCTCGGAATATCACTTTATGGATAGAATTTGTGCAGTTTAATTTAGCCTTATTTACGACCATTCTTGGTCCAAGGTGTATCATATAAGACAAAAAGCAATCTGCAATAATACCATCAATACCGTAACCAGGTGCAAACCAATGTGGGCGCTTTGCAAACGTTCTATTTTTATTCCTTTCCTGCTGTGTTATCTGATTTAAATATATCGATACAGGGTGTTCAGGGTTCTGCATATGCTCTTCTGTAGGACATACGAGGTAAGCTCTATATCCATCACACTGGAGCTTCTTATGCTTTCTCATATCGTGAGTGATCCCTGAAAAGAAAGAAAACTTTCCTATCGCAGGTTGTAGTACATCTTCAGGTAAACCGAACTTCTCTATCGTTTTTTTATCAACGATAAAGTATTTGTTTGCTCCAGTTACCATGCCAATTTTGATATCAGCGTAATGGCCTATCGGCTTAGAACTTTCTGAGTTCATCAGATCGAAGTATGCTTTTCTTGCTTCCCTACTAACGATATCTAATTTATAACCATCTACGCCTGATTCTGTTGCTTGCAATTGAGTTTCAATTGCCTGCTTAAGCTCAATAACATTTTCTACAGAAGCCACAGAGAAATGAGAATTTTCCATTGGTTCTGCACTAAAACCTTCCGCAATTAATATGACAGATGTTTCTTGCGCACCTTCTTCTTTAAAAAAGCGTTCCGCGAGCTTTAAAACCTTAACGCTGTAGAAATGGCGTTTATGGATAGCTAATAATCTTTTGGCATAATCAGCATGAAGTAAGCTACTTGGGAGAACCCAAGCAACACGGCCACCTTCTTTAATAAAACTCAATGAATGAAGTAGGAAGAAAGCCCATAGGCTTGCGTTTCGTCCCATAGTTAAGCCGGAGAAGGGAGAGTTGTGCAAAACTTTCTCACATGCTTCTCTCTGCTTTTCTGTCATATTGTGCATAGAGACGTACGGCGGATTACCCAATACCACATCAAAATCGTTAACAGAAAAATCACTTGGTTGAACGGAGATAAAATCATTCTGGATAAAACGGTTAGAAGTCTCGACCATGTGGCCAAACTTTTCACTTAGAATGCTGAATGCATGGCCATCGATATCCACACCGTACAATTGCTTCTCTGGAGATTTACACCCTAGGCGTCGCAACGTTTTAATGCTGCTGTCAAAAAATCCACAGCCACCAAAGCTTGGTTCAAGAATTTCCTCATCAGAACGCACAATAGCCCAGTCGGTTAGAACTTGGCTTAATTCAGGTGGTGTGTAGTAAGCACCCAGCTCTCTTTTTTTACTTAAAGGATGTGGGTTTAACATCAGTTCATGTACTCGTTCATCTAAGTCGTCAACTTATAAGATTTCTTGGGTAAGATATTAACCTATATAGCTTCTCAATTGAATACATTCATCATGGATGCATCGAGAACAACACATAAACATATCTATAATAATCAGTTAGATAGATAAACATTAAATTATGTTTATAGCTGATACATTATCTGTTTAACGTGATTAGAAGCTCAATCACTAAACCTGATTTACTTTTGTTCAGGTATTAAACGTTGTTTGCCGTTTGGTTTTTCTTATACTGTATTTATATACAGAAAACTATAGTTTATCTATGTCTATACGCAACCTTAAAGATGGAAGCAAAAAACCTTGGCTTTGCGAGTGTTACCCGCAAGGCCGCGAAGGTAAGCGCGTGCGTAAACGCTTCGCCACCAAAGGTGAAGCGACTGCTTACGAAAACTTCATTATGCGTGAGGTGGATGATAAGCCTTGGATGGGGAGCAAGCCTGATAGCCGCCGTTTATCTGACATCGTTGACCTATGGTATTCGCATTATGGCCGCACATTGGTGAATGGTGATGTGATCATTCAGAAGTTCCACCATATGGTGAACTCGATGGGCAATCCTATTGCAGCCACCTTTTCAGCTAAAACTTATTCAGACTTTCGAAGCAGACGTATGTCCGGCGAACTTATTTTTGTTGATGGCCGTTGGAATCGAGGCAAACCAAGCATTTCAACCATGAATTCTGAACTGGCACGTTTTAAAGCGGTATTCAATAAACTCAAAGAGCTGGGTGAATGGAACGCGCCAAACCCGTTAGATGACGTAAAGCCGTTTAGGGAATCTGAAAGGGAAATGTCTTTCCTCACAACCGAGCAAATCAAATTGCTGCTTGAATTAGTAGCTCAACACGAAATTACAGATATGCTCAAGATTGTTAAGATTTGCCTTTCAACTGGCTCACGCTGGAATGAGGCGGCAAAGCTACGGGGCAGCCAGCTATCCGAGTATAAGATTACCTACACAAACACCAAAACCAAGAAGAACAGGACGGTACCCATTTCTCGCGAACTCTACGAGGAGATATACAAGCCAACTTCTGGCCGTTTGTTTGAAGAGTGCTATACACCGTTTTGCTACATTCTAAAAAATAAGCTTGGGATTACTCTTCCATCTGGTCAAGCTTCTCACGTATTGCGTCACACATTCGCCAGCCACTTTATGATGAATGGCGGCAATATTTTGGTGTTGAGAGATGTTCTCGGCCATGCTGATATCTCGATGACGATGCGCTACTCACATTTTGCTCCTGACCATTTGTCAGATGCGATCACAAGAAACCCACTCGCTAATTTGTAATAACGCAGGTGGTCGCCACAAAAATTTTTATTACCTCTGTCGCCACTTTGTCGCCACTTGCTAAATTTAGAGCAAAAAAAGAGCCGTCAAAAACGGCTCTTAATCATTCGATTTTTCCGATTAATTTAAGGCTTACTCACGCCCGTAAACGTTGTTCTCTTGCTCTTGAACTCGGATAAACGTTGTACGCTTAGTTAGCTCACGAAGCTCGGCCGCGCCTACATAGGTACAGGTTGAGCGCACGCCGCCGAGGATGTCTTGAATGGTGCCGTGTACGCTGCCACGGTATGGCAATAGTACGGTTTTTCCTTCGGCTGCACGGTAACCTGCTACACCGCCAGAATGCTTGTCCATCGCGCTCTTCGATGACATGCCGTAAAATTTCATGAAGGTTTCACCATCTTTTACGATGAGTTCACCGCCTGCTTCTTCATGGCCTGCCAGCATACCGCCAAGCATCACGAAATCCGCGCCGCCGCCGAAGGCTTTCGCGACATCTCCCGGACACGTACAGCCGCCGTCACCGATGATGCGACCACCGAGGCCGTGCGCAGCATCCGCACATTCGATAATCGCGGACAGTTGTGGGTAGCCGACACCGGTTTTTACGCGTGTCGTACACACAGAGCCCGGGCCAATGCCTACTTTAACAATGTCGGCACCCGCAAGGATAAGCTCTTCTACCATATCACCTGTTACGACGTTACCCGCAGAAATCACTTTGTCAGGAAATGCAGCGCGCACTCTTTGCACGTACTCAACAAGGTGCTCAGAATAGCCGTTCGCGATATCGATACAGATGAAAATCAGTTCATCAGACAGTGCCATCACATCTTTGGTTTTTTGGAAATCTGCTTCCGATGTGCCGGTTGAAACCATAACATTGTTCAGCGTCGCTTTGTCGGCACTTTTCACAAACTCAGCCCAATCCGACACAGTGTAATGTTTGTGCACTGCGGTCATAACACGATGCTCAGCCAAGGCTTTAGCCATGGCAAAACTGCCTACCGAGTCCATATTGGCGGCAATCACAGGTACGCCTGACCATTGACGACCACTATGTTTGAAAGTAAACTCGCGGGTTAAATTTACTTGAGAACGGCTTTTCAGGGTTGAACGTTTCGGGCGAAACAGGACATCTTTAAAACCTAACTTAAGTTCTTGTTCGATACGCAT